TAAAAAGTTATATGACCCTAGAACGCAGACAACGGCATACAGCAATAACTCTGCGCTTGTGCTGCGTGATTATTTAATAAGCAGTGGCATAGCTGATGCTAGTGAAATCAACGAAACACTATTTTCTGCGGCTGCAAATATCTGCGATGAAGATGTTACCTTAGCAGATGGCACTACTGAAAAAAGATACACTTGTAATGGCAGCTTTACGACTGATGTAGACCCTGCAAAAATCATTGGCACAATCGTTGATACGATGGGCGGCATGGTTTGGTACAGCCAAGGGAAATGGGGCTGCAAAGCGGCAAAATACACGGCTCCAGTCTTAGCTCTTAATGAGGATGATTTTCGCTCTGGGCTATCTATTTCAACGCGAAACAGCCGCAAAGATGGTTTTAATAAAGTTATTGGATTATTTCGCAGCCCAGAAACAAACTGGCAGCAGACAAACTTTCCTAGCATTACCAGCCCAACGTTTTTAAACGTAGATGGCGGGCAGGAAAACACGCTAGAAATGGATTTGCCGTTTGTCACATCCAGCGCAACGGCGCAGCGCATAGCTAAAATTGCTCTATATAGAAACAGAGAGCAGCTAAAAATAAGCGGATCATTTGGCATGAGGGCGCTTAATTTAACTGTGGGAGATTTAGTCACGATTACTTACGATAGGCTGGGCTTTGATGCTAAGGTGTTTGAGGTAACTGAGTGGACGTTTGGGCTGGCCTCTGACATGACGCTGCAAGTCAGCATGTCACTGCAAGAAATAAGCTCTGGCATATTTAATTGGGACGCCGATGAGACTGCTTTTGAAAGCAATAATACAACATTAACGCCAGCCTTTTCTGTTCCCGCTGTTGGCCTGTCTCACACTGTTTCTGAAGTTGTCTATAACGAGAAAATCACCAGCACTTTATTTGTGACAGTTTCATCCACCCATCCAGAGCAAATTGATAGCGTTGAGGTTGAGCTTATTAGAACAACCAAAGGCGATGCCGATGTAAACTTTATGGGAATTGTTATAAGCTTTTTGCGTATTATCGTAGGCACCGCCACTACAAGTGAACTGTTCTTATTCCAAACAGATCCAAGTAATCAATATTTTGGAAACATTTCAGACTTAGGAACGCAAAACATATCCATTGATGATGTGATTTGCTTATTGCGCCGACAAGTCGGTCTGGAAAACACGACTGCTCAAGATAATTATATCGATAATACGTTTGTTCCCACGATGGTCAATGATCCAGTAAAATATGGCTCTTATGTAACGGTTCAGCCTTACCAAGAGGAATTTGTCGTGGTCAACAAAGGTGATCTTGGATTGTTTGAATTTAAGGACATTGAGGAAGGCGATTACACTGTCAGAGCTAGGGGTATCAATGCACATGGAACAAAGGGGCCCTGGGTAGAGAGATGACTATAAAAATCGCACCAGCACGAAAACTGCCATTGGATGTTGAGGATTTCAGCGCTGAAGTTAATGGCAACACAACACAACTGGAATGGAAGCCAGTTGCAAGCCCAAATCTGAGCTATTACCAGATTAGGCATTCTGTGGCGACTTCCAACGCGATTTGGAGTGATGCTACTACAGTAGTCGCTAAGGTTAGTAGACCAGCTAATTCTATCTCTGTGCCAGCTAGATCCGGCTCATATATGATTAAAGCATATACAAAAGCGGGTAAGCCTAGCGCTGATTATTCTATTGCTGTGGTTCCAGCCGCTAATGTTAATTCGTACAGCCAAAGCCTGACGCAAGCGGAAGCACCTAGTTTTACGGGTAGTAAAATCGGGCTGACTGTAGCGAGCAATAAGATTTATGCAACGGGTGGCGGCACTGCTCAAAACTTAAATCGATATGATTTCAGCAATTATATTGAAACGCATGACAGCACAGTGAGGTTGGCAAATATTCGCATTGATGCAACGACTGTGCGCAAAGATCTTACAAACGGTCTTTTTGATGCTTTGCCAAATCTGTTTGACGATCTGCCGACAGGGATTGTTTATAGCTCTGACTACAATTCTCAAACATATACGAACACTGGCTTTGATTTTGTCCACAACAAAACAAATCACAACGACACTAATTTGCTCTTTCAAATATCGACAACGGATGATGATCCAGCGGGATCACCTACATGGTCGAGTTACAATTTTTTTCGTGCTGGGCAATTCTCTGGGCGAGCCTTTAGATTTCGTGTATATTTCAATTCAACATCGCAAGGCTTCAGCGCAGAGGTCAGCGCATTAACAGCATATGTGGAGTATAATACCTGATGTCACAGCATGATATGGATATAGCCAACCAAGCGGCGGCTGATTTAAGGGCAGATTTAAACAACGCGCTGCAAGCATTAGCCAGCACAAGCTCAGGAACATCTGCGCCGACTACGCCTTATGCTAATCAGCTTTGGTACGATACAAGCAAGAATGTGCTTTATCTCAGAAATGAGGCTAACTCATCTGACATTCCTTTAGGCTATATAGATCAAGCCAGTAGTGATTTCGAGATTTATAACACGACAAGCATTATTTCTGGCAATGCTTCAACAGGTATAACGCTTCATGGAAATTTAAGTGTTGCTTCTTCGGCTTCATTGACTAATGGGACCAGCCCTTTTGGGCAGTTAATTTCACCCGCTAATTTTAAAACTGCTGTTGATACACTTGTTGCAACGACTGGAATAGGAAACAGTCAAACGTGGCAAGATGTAAGCAGCAGCCGCGCTGTCAGCACAGTTTATCAAAACACAACTGGAAAGCCTATTCAGGTAAACGTCGATACAAACGCAGATGTTGTTCTGCAAGTGTCTAGCGATAATTCTACATATATTAGCGTTGGCACAACCTTGAACGGTGTATCTGCGATCATCCCGAATAATCATTATTACAAAGTCAATGGTTCTGGAACTGTAGGCTATTGGGCAGAATTGAGGTAGAAAATGGCTGATAAAAAGATAAGTGAATTAACGGCACTCACAGGTGCTAATGTAGCGACAGACGATCAGCTAGTAATCGTTGATACCTCTGCTGCTCTGACTAAAAGCATTACGATAGATGAGTTCAAGAACGCCTTAGATACGGCCACTGGCTTTGTCAGGATCACTGGCGATACCATGACGGGTGATCTAAGCATGTCTGGCGCAAATATTACGCTTGGAGATAGCTCTGGCGTTTCAGATGATAGGATTGTGCTGGGAGATGATAGTGATTTGCTCATATATCATAACAATCCCAATTCATTTATCAGAGATCAGGGAAACGGTAATTTTTTCATAACTACTGATGGGAATTACATTTTCCTGGCAAAAGATGATTTAACTAATATGGCTACGTTTCAAGTTGATGGGCCTGTGGATCTGTATCATGCAGGCTCCCCCAAGCTCTCCACCACCAGCACAGGCGTAGACATCACGGGGGTTTTGTCCAGCGATGGGCTGACTGTGGATGGGGTTGAAGTTATTAACACAGGAAGCACGACAGCGTATTCTGCTGGAATGTTTACAGGCGCACCAGTTTTTACTCCTCAATCTTACGATGGCCTTGCTATTCAGGCGAGTACAGACGGATTCTCTTCGTTATACATGGAGTCTGCTGGACTTACTGGGTATCTAGGGGAACGATCAGCCCGTATTACTGTATCCCCAACGCCATTATCCAGTTATGGCACAGATATTATCTTTAATAACCGTAGAACTAATGCGGCAATGTCTCAAGCATTAAAGATTGACGGCAACGGCGACATCAGCTTCTACGAGGATCAAGGCACCACGGCAAAGTTCTTCTGGTCAGCTGCGGATGAGCGGTTGGGCATTGGGACGAGTTCGCCTAGTGCTGCTTTGCATATAGCATCTTCTGGCGGCACAGTTTCACTTGTAGAAGCTTCAAGCGGTTACAACGCAAGGGTAAGAATACAATCAGGCAACGCAAATGAAAGCTTTTTAGAATTTGCTGACACTGATGATAGTGATGTTGGTGAGATTGTTTATAGCCACGCAAACAATTCTATGCGCTTTAATACTAATGCCACAGAACGTATGCGTATCGACAGCAGCGGTAACGTAGGCATTGGTGAATCAAATCCAGATGCCAAGTTACATATTCGTGATGCAACAGATGGCGGTTCAAGTAGTACAACTTCAGCTATTCAGTTTAGCCGTAGAAGTGGTGGCGCTAATGATGCTGCTATAAAAATGCAACATGATGGCTCTGATGGCGTTTCTAATTTGCAATTTCATTTTGGTACTTCAGAAGCCATGCGAATCGACAGCAGCGGTAACTTGCTGGTGGGGACTACATTAACCGCTGAGGTTGATGAGTCAGGAACAAGAATTGTAGCGGGTGATGCTGGATATATTGAACACAGCAGAACAAGTACCACTGACACTTTGCCTAATGTAGTTATTGCAAGAGGCAATGATGGCGAAGCGATAAGATTTATAAGAAATGACGGTTCAAATCGTGAAGTCGGAGATATAGTTCTAGCAACAAGTTCAACATCCTACAATACATCCTCTGACTACCGCCTAAAAGAAAACGTAATTGAACTTACTGGCGCAACAACACGCCTTAAACAGCTAGAGCCAAAACGGTTCAACTTCATCGCAGATGCAGACACAACAGTTGATGGCTTCCTAGCACATGAAGTGCAGTCGGTCGTACCAGAAGCAATTACAGGCACTCACAACGAGGTCGATGCTGATGGCAATCCTGTTTATCAGGGCATCGATCAATCAAAAATTGTTCCATTATTAGTTGCAACCATTAAGGAATTAGAGGCGCGAATCACCGCCTTAGAATCTAATTAAGGAGAAAGAGATCATGGCAATCACCTACACTTGGACTATTCCAACACTTGAGCGTCACACAGCAGATGGTGGCGTTTACATTGCTCATTGGCGCTGCACAGGCGTTGATGACGATGGCAACTCAGCAAGCTCATATGGCACTTGTGGCTTAACCTACGATGCCTCTGCGCCTGACTTTACACCGTATGCAGATATTACTGAGGCTCAAGCTCAAGGCTGGGTCTGGGGTCATGTATCACAAGCTGATACTGAAGCTGCTATTGCTTCTCAGATTGATGCGATAGCTAATCCAACTACTGAGGCGGGAGTGCCTTGGTAATCTAACCTAGAAGAAAGGAAAGACTAATGACAGAGAAAAAAACACAAGTCATTACGATTGATGAAGTAGAATACAACGTGGAAGACTTTACAGATGAACAAAGAGTTCTGATTAACCACGTTATGGATTTAGATCGTAAGATCGGTAGCACTAAGTTTAACTTAGATCAGCTTAATGTAGGTCGTGGGGCATTTATGAATGCTCTTAAGGAAACTTTTAAGCCTGATCCAGAGCCACAAGAACAACAAGAAGCAGCTTAATCAACCAAGGATGCCTGACAATGGGATATAAACTAGGAACACGTAGCTTACAGAACTTGTCAGGCGTTCACCCTGATATGCAAGCTGTAGTTAAGAAAGCAATAGAGATCACTGAGGTGGACTTTACAGTCATCGAAGGTATACGTCATATTGATCGTCAAAGACAGTTACTCAAAGAGGGTAAGTCAACTACCCTTAACTCAAGACATATCACAGGCCATGCTGTAGACATGGTTCCTTGGCCTGTAGATTGGGAGGACTTAGATAGGTTTGAAACTATGGCTGAAGCCATGAAGGATGCAGCAGAAGAGCTTGACATTTCCATCGTATGGGGTGGTGACTGGAAGAGCTTCTATGATGCCCCTCACTTTGAACTTGATCGTAAAGTCTACCCAGCATGACCAAGGATGAAGATAATTGGCATCTCTCTAGGAGTGTCCCTATAACCCTTATCTTTGGTCTTATAGCTCAAGCAGGAGCTATTGTGTGGACTGTATCTATGATGATGGCAGACATTGAACGCAATGGTGAAGAGATCATGCGTCTACAGTCTAGGATGTCTATCGTAGAAGATGCTACACAAAGACAAGCAGTATCTATGGCCCGTATAGATGAGAACATTAAAGCAATCCGACAGTCAGTAGAAAAGATGGCTAATGAGTAGTTATCACTTAGTAGAAATAATCAAAGGCCCAATGCAAGTTGGTGACAAGTGGTTTATTCTTTGTCGGGTTGTTCACAAGAGTACTTCTTCAAGACCTTCACTTGAGGAAGTAAGTTTCGATACTTTTGATGCAGCCCATGAGTTTGAAAGTCAGTGGAGTTAAGGCTAATTTCTTCAATGCTCCGCATTTCCATTGTAGGGGTGCATTATGGTAGATCCATTTACAGCTTTGGCTGCGGTCAAGACTGCTGTTAGTGCGGGTAAAGAGCTTGTCTCAGTTACTAAACAAATAGGTGAGTTCTTTGATGGTGTCGATGAACTAAGGAACAACCACAATAAGAAAAAGAATAGTCTCTTCTCAGGTGATGATGAGAACAGTATGGAAACCTTCGTTAAACTACAGAAGGCTAAAGATGCTGAAGAAGAACTCAGAGCCATTGTGATAGCTACCAGAGGTTACTCCGCTTGGGGTGAGCTACAGGAAATAAGAGCTAGAACACGTAGAGAACGTAAAGAGAGAGAAGCTGCTGAGAGGCTCCGTAAGCAAGAGGTTGTAGAGAAGGTAGTTGTTATCGGGGGTACAGTAACTGTGTTGTCTATTATAACAGGTATAGCTGTACTTATAATAATGTCATCAAAGGGGATGTTATAATGGGATTAGAAGCTAAAGGTACTTTCCCATTCCAGATGTACCAGATACCTGAGTTTACAGCTACTACAGTGACTACAGCACCTATTCTCCCAGCTAAGGTTAGTGCTGATAAGCCAAAGGTTGTAGAGCCAGCTACTCGTAGTGAAGTTACCATAAGACTTGATAAGTACTGGCAAGAAAAGGCTGAAGAACTCTTAAACAGACAGAGAAGTATGGCTGAGTTAGCCTACAGCCCCAATGGTAGGATTGTAGCACCTATAGATGTAGGTAAGATACTAGACGTAGAGGTATAACATGACAGCAGCAATGGAACGTATACTAGCTTGGAAACTACTACCACGACTAATGATGTTAGTTATGACTGGTATGTACATCAGAGTGATTGAGTGGTTTATGTCGCTACCACCAGAGGCTATGACATCACAGGCAACTGCACTTACAGCAACTGTAACTGGAGCCTTAACTGGAGCCTTTGCAGTTTGGTTAGGGAATGAGAGCAAATGATTGGTCAAATCTTAAGTAGTGTAGCTGGTCTAGCTACAAGTGTAATAGACAGTAAGACACAGATCAAACTTACTGAGGCTGAGATTAAGAAGAAACAGCTTACAGGTGAGATTGACTGGGATCTAGCTGCTATACAAGCTACACAGAATAGCTGGAAGGATGAATGGATAACCCTACTCTTCAGTATTCCCTTGATACTGGCATTTTGTGGTGATTGGGGTAATGCTATAGTGCAAGCTGGTTTTGCAGCACTTGAGACTATGCCAACATGGTATCAGTATTCCCTTGGTGGGATCGTATCAGCATCCATAGGAATTAGGTCAGTATCTAAATTCTTCGGTAAATAATAACAACAAAAAGACTACCCCAGACAAACTTAAGCCCCTGTATCCTTAGTTGGACGCAGGGGCTTTTTCTATTGTGTCATTGCCTTAAATGTACTGGTTAAAGACTTTAGTAGGTTACTTAGTGTAAAGTAAGCATAGTCTACCTCTTGTTGTAGTTTATGTACCTTCCAGACCAAGTAGAGTGTAATACCTAAGTGTACTAAGTCTACTGACTGATCTAGGCTTATCATTTCTTACTCTCCACCTGTATCAGTTTAGCTAGATACCAGTCAGCCTTCTTAAGATCCTCTAGGCCATTCTTGTAGCGCCACCTATGAAGGTACTTAGCTATATTCCCTCGTAGGTATCCTACAAACTCATCCTTACTTAAGAAGTCCTCAATGTATTTGATACACTCAATAGTGCCTTGTCCGTAATGTGGTGGACTATTTACATTATCAGATTCCATCTTGCTTAAGTCCCACTTAGCCATTTATTCCCCTTTCAAGTGAGTTTTGAGTTCTGAATAACCACCTATGTAATTACCCTCTCGATCCCAAATCTGTGGAACCGTCTTCATACCAGATTTTTTAAATAAGTCAAGCACCCATTTAGAATCATTAAGGGAGTAGTACTTAACTACAATACCACTGTCCCTTAGTAGACCCATAGCTTTAGAGCAGTAAGGGCAGTCAACCCGCCCCACTAATGTGTATACCCCACTCATGTTAGATCTACTATTTCACAAGTGTCACCACTACAAGCCATTGTCTGACTACCAGCAGTGTTATCCTCATCCTCATATTCTGAAAGTTCAGACCAGTTAATAGCCTTTGGCATAATAGCTAATAACTCTTCGTAGTCTTCTTTAGTACAATCCTGATATGGAGCTTGCTGATAAGTATGATCTGAGTGAGGTAAGAACGACACCCCTGACATCTCATCAAAGTGTTTGTAGACAAAGGCACCCACTTCCATCCACTCATGATCACGTACTGAGATCGTCACTGAGGGCTTATGTTCACACCATGACATCTGATAGATTAACCATGTCTCTAGCTGCTCTACGGCTGTCATATCGTTTCTAGTGACTGCCCCTTCTGGTGACTTGATGGGAAAGCTAAAGACTGTCGTGGTATCACCCTTCATAACACATGGTTCGTTAGGTACACCCTTATCAATCATAAACTTCGTCAGCGGGTCTTTGTTATCTCCACGCACAGTACGAACATAATAAGGGCTGTGACGAGCATGAATGCCACTAGCAGAATCAACAAGTTGGGAGACAGTACCACTTGGTTTAAC